CGGCGGCCATGCTGCAGTCCCTCGAGACTTTCAATTTTTTGAAGTATAACATCCGGAGGATGGGCGAGGACGATAAGGACGGCGGGCATATCCATATCATTGATAATAACAATGAGCATAGCTTTGAGGCGAACCTGCCGGACGGATCCTTCTCAATGAGGGCGCTCGCGGCGAATCCGGATACGCAGGACTCCCTTAACTGCAACCTCGCTGTGTGTGATGAGATCCATGCCTTCAAAACAACGAAATCATATAACCTCTTCAAAGAGGCCATGAAGGCATATACAAATAAATTGATGATCGGCATCTCGACCGCCGGCGACAACGCGAACGGCTTCCTCGGCCAGCGCCTCAAGTACTGCCGGAGCATCCTGGATGGGACAATCAAGGACGAACAATATTTCGTCTTCATATGCTGCGCGAATCCAGACGAGAACGGCGATATCGACTTTACGAATCCTCTGGTCCATGAGATGGCGAATCCGTCTTACGGTGTGACGATCAGACCGGAAGATATCATGAATGACGCGCTGCAGGCACAGAACGATCCCCAACAGCGGAAGGATTTCTTCGCGAAATCTCTCAACGTCTTCACGAATGCAGTCAAGGCGTATTTCAACATCGCTGAATTCAAGGATTCTGACAGCAAGTATGACTGGACGATTGATCAGCTGGCAAAGCTGCCGATCAAGTGGTATGGCGGCGTCGACCTGTCGAAGATGCATGACCTGACGGCCGCGGCCCTTTTCGGCGTATACAACGACGTGAACATCATCATCCCGCATTGCTGGTTCCCGGTCGTCGCGGCACATGACAAGGCCGAGAAGGACAACATCCCGCTCTTTGGCTGGATGGATGACGGATGGCTGACGATGTGCAACACACCAACGACGGAATACTCCGATGTCGTGAAGTGGTTCTCGGAGATGCGGCAGCGCGGTTTCAAGATCGCCCAGATCGGGCATGACAGGAAATTCGGACGCGAGTACATACAGCTCATGAAGGCGGCCGGCTTCCGGATCATCGACCAGCCGCAGTACTACTATGTCAAGTCAGAAGGCTTCCGGCACATCGAAAAGGCCGCGAAGGACGGAAAGTTGTACTATCTCCACGCGGAACCGTATGAGTACTGCGTGGAAAATGTGCGCGCGATCGAGAAGACCGACGACATGATCCTATATGAAAAGATCCAACAGACGTATCGAATTGACATTTTCGACGCGTCTGTTTTTGCATGCGTCAGATACCTGGAAAATCTTGAGAAGCAGAAAAAAGGATCCTCCTGGTGGGGTGATAAGAAAGACAAGGACGGTAAGGACAGTGAATCATGAAGATTTTTGGCTATGAGATTACAAAACAGAAAAAGCCTCGACAGAAGCGCGCGAACAATGACGCGACTATCTCGGATCTGATCCGCGTCCTGACCGGCGACGAATACAGTTCGCTGTGCTGCGCAGGGTATACAACACTCGATCAGAATCCGGAGATCCTGACGGCGTGCCGTAAGATCGCGGACCTGATCAGCTCCATGACGATCCATCTGATGAGCAACTCAGATAACGGCGACGTGCGGATCATCAACGAGCTGTCCCGAAAATTGGACATCAGTCCGAATGACTACATGACCAGGAAGACCTTCATGGACATCATCGTCATGAACATGCTCCTGTATGGCAAGGGCAACAGTGTCGTCAGGGTACACACGCATGACGGCCTGCTCGGGGACCTGGAACCGATCAATCCGGCGCGGATCGGGTGGGCGACGCATGGATACGGGTACAGGATCCTGATTGACGGAGTGTCGTGCGATCCGAACGCGGATCTTCTTCATTTCGTGCTCAACCCGGATCCGGCGTATCCGTGGATGGGCCGCGGACTGACGTGCGCCATTAAAGACGTCGCGAACAACATCAAACAGGCGCGGCGAACGGAAAAAGGCTTCATGGAAAGCAAGTGGAAACCTTCCGTCATCGTCAAGGTCGACGCATTGATCGAGGAGTTCTCCTCTCCGGAAGGCCGGAAGAAACTCCTTGAAAGCTATGTACAGTCCTCGGAAGTCGGAGATCCCTGGCTGATCCCCGCGGAACAGTTCCAGATAGAGCAGGTGAAGCCGCTTTCGCTTTCCGATCTTGCCATTAACGACACCGTGGAAATTGACAAGAGGACGATCGCGGCGATGCTGGGTGTTCCGGCTTTCGTGCTCGGGGTCGGCGAGTACAAGCAGGAAGAATGGAACAACTTCATCAATAACACGATAAGGCCGATTGCAAAGGAAATCGAGCAGGAAATGACGAGGAAGCTAATCCTGTCGCCGAAATGGTATCTGAAATTCAACATCTGGTCTCTCATGAATTGGGATATCGAGACGATCGCGAACGTCTTCGGAGAGCTCCGGAAGCAGGGCGTTGTATCCGGGAACGAAGTCCGCGACCGGGTAGGCATGAGCCCGAGAGACGGCCTCGACGAGCTGGTCATGCTTGAGAACTACTTGCCGACTGACAGGTTAGGAGACCAGAAGAAGCTGGTCCAGAACGGAGGCAAAGACGATGAATAGAGATATTAGACAGATCCGGACATGTTCGTCCGATTTTACAACGCGAGAAGACAGCGGATCCCCGCGCATCGAGGGCTATTTCGCTGTTTTTGGTAAGACATATGAGATCTTCAACGGCTGCACTGAGTCCATAGCTCCGGGGGCGTTCTCCGACGAACTGACCGCGGATGTACGGGCTTTGGTCGATCATGATACACGCTTAGTGCTTGGGCGGACCACTGCCGGCACGCTGGAACTGCGCGAGGATGAGCGCGGACTGTGGGGAGGCATCGACATCAATCCGAACGACGTCGACGCCATGAACCTTTACGCGAGAGTCAAGCGCGGCGATGTGAGCCAGTGCTCTTTCGGTTTCAACATCCTTTCCGAGGAGCACGAAGAGCACGAGGACGGAACACATCATTTCACGATCAAGAAGGTGAAGCTCTTTGAAGTTTCATGCTGCACTTTTCCGGCTTATGAGGACACTTCGATTTCTGCCAGAAAAGCGGACATCGAGGAGATCGAGAAGCGCAAGACAGCGCTCTGGCGGGAAGAGGCGAAGAAAAGATTAAAAGGAGGTGCTTGATATGGCACTTAAGTCACTGATGCTTCGGAAGAAGATCGAGGACAAGAAGAAGGAGCTCGAAGCAGTAAAGGCTGCCGGCGACTTCGAGACCCGCGAGGCAGAGCTTGAGAAATCCATCGAAGAGGCAGAGACCGACGAAGAGAAGGATGCGGTAGACGCTGAAATCGACAAGCTCGAGGCGGAGAAGAAAGAAGCAGAGGATAAGATCGAGGGGCTTGAGAGAGAGATCGAAGCACTCGATCGGGAGCTGGCCGCGATCGAAGAGGGCCAGAAAGATAAGAGAAAGGACGGTAAAGTCGAGATGAGCAAATTCGGCCGCGACTCTATGGAGTACAGGACAGCTTTCCGCGATTACATCCAGACCGGGAAGGTAGACAGAGAGATCCTGCAGTTCGAGCAGAGATCAGGAGACGCAGTAAGCGCAGCGAGTGACCTCGGGGTCCTTCTGCCGGAGACAGTCGTGCAGGAGATCATCACTGGCGTCGGCAAGGTGCACGGCCAGCTGTATGACCGGGTAAAAAAGACCAACCTTAAGGGCGGTGTCAAGTATCCGATCGGATCCTTCAGCGCGACCTTTAACCGCATTACAGAGAGCACGAAGTCTGATCGTCAGGATCCGGGCGGTGTTACCGGGTATGTGTCCTTCGGCTACAAGATCGGCGAGATCCGTCTTGCCAGGACTCTCCTTCAGGCGGTGCTTTCCGTTCCTGTCTTCGAGCAGGAGTTCTCTAAGACCATCGCCGAGGCATATGTCAAGGCTATGGACATTGAGATCATGTCCGGAGCTGAGTCGAACAACGAGTGTGTCGGCATCCTGACAGAGGCCGCAGCTTCTCCGTCCCGTATTCCGGCTGCGAACATCATCGAGATGTCGCCGAACGATATGGCTGACTGGACGAAGTGGCAGACGAAGCTCTTCGCAAAGATCCCGCTGGCCATGAGAAAAGAAAATCCGCAGTTCGCGATGACGGCCGCGACCTATGAGGCGAATATTAAGACCCTCAAGGATGACAACGATCGCCCGGTATACGCTGAGACCTTTAATCCGGTCGACGGAGCTGAGAAAGCGACCTTCAAGGGCAAGGAAGTCGTTTTTGTCGAGAACGACTGCCTGAAGGATTTCGACAGCGCTTCCGCAAACCAGTACTTCGGTATGTACTGGGTACCGGAGAAGGCGTATGCGATCAACAGTAACCTTGAGTTCACCGTGGTCGACTACTTCGATCATGAAACGAACCAGTATGTCAAGAAGGCGCTGGTCATCAACGACGGCAAGGTCCTTGACGGCTCCTATATCTACCTGCTCAAAAAAGTCGCAAACCCTTAATCGAGACCCTCTCGACGCTGGCGATTGGGTCGCTGACTCTGACACCTGAGTTTGACGCTCAGACAGTCAGCTACACAGCGGCAACGACAACAGAGACGGACACAATTACAGCAACAGCGACAAACGAATCCGCAACAGTCACGATTGAGAGCGATGACGCGACGATCGGAGACGAGGGCGCGGTCACATGGGCAGAAGGCGATAACGTCGTCACTATCAAGGTCACGGGAACAGATGAGGAAAACGTCTACACTGTGACAGTCACCTATACACCGGGGGAAGAGGAATCCGGAAACGGCGGTGAAGGCGGCGACAACAACGGCGAAACGGAGACCATTCCAGAAGGCTGATAGGAGGCAGGCATGAGGCTGAGAGTATGCAGAGACTTTCGAGACAAGCACACGGGCGAGGTATACCGAGCAGGCGCTGAAATCGAAGTCATGAAAAAGAGGGCGACAGAGATCCTCGAGAACCCGCTCGGGCTTGCGGAGGCAGTCGAAGAGCCGAAACCGCAGAAAACAGCCTCGCGCGGTCGAAAGCGGGGTGGTGTCAAGTGACACGCTCGGAGATCTTATCAATGACAAAGAGCAACCTGCAGATCGCAGGGAGATCCTTTGATGATTATCTTGAGTTCCTAATCGATGCGGCACAGAACGCAATCAAAGCAGAGGGCATCACGATTGATTTTGACGCGATCGACGACTGCAATCTGATCGTGATGTATACCTCTTACCTGTACCGGAAGCGCGTCGGCGACGATCCTGTAATGCCGCGCATGCTGCGGTATGCGCTCAACAACAGGGTATTCGCAGAAAAGGCGAAGGCGGAAGAGGGCGGTGAGTCATCATGATGATTGCAGATGGGACACTCAAAATCTACACGCTCCAGAACACAGCGGCGGCCGGTGCCATGCCGGTCGACCAGCTGGTGCTGAAGTATCCGGAAGATGTGTACTACTCCGACAGGGTGGTTGGATATAACCGCCAGTACGCGGCGATGGGTGCGGATCAGTTTATCTCTAAGCTGGTCCGTATCTGGGAAATGCCGGTAGAGGTCGGAGAGTATGCCGTCATTGACGGCGTGCAGTACCGGATCGACAACGTCCAGCCGCTCAAGGATGAGGACGGGCTCAAGGTCGTTGATCTGACGCTCTCGAAGCTGGAGGAACGATATGATTGCATTACAGGATAAGCTCCGTGCTCTCCGGGATGCTTTCGTGGCGGTCTTCCCGGATACGTATCATTACGAGCGACCGGCTCGGAAGGAGGCGCCCTTTGCTGTCTGGAAGGAAGACCACGAAGATCTGAGCATCGAAACGGACAACCACAAAGCGGAGCAGGGCGTTGCAGGGTATCTGGGTTACTTCACGCTGACGGAATTTGACCCGATCGTGGATGCTTTCCAGACATGCCTCAACAGCCTCGACGATTGCAAATACTGGAATCTTGATTCTGTCGACAGAGAAGACGAGACGGGGCTGCTCCATTTCCGGTGGTCTTGGAGGGTGTGAAATGGCAAGCTTTAAGGTCAGCGATGGAATAGACAACTACATAAACATGCTTCACACCTGCGCGGCGCAGACAGAGAGCATCATCAAGCGGTCAGCATACGAGGGCGCTCGGGTGGTCATGGATGCAGTTAAAGCAGAAGCTCAGACAATCCCGACGCACGGGAGTACAAAGGGCAGCACTGAGACTGTGAACGGCCTGACACCCACACAGAAAGCAGGCGTGATTGAATCTCTCGGCATTGCGCATTTTCGCGAGGACGGGAACTTTATCAACGTGAAGATTGGCTCTGACGGGTACAATACGGTTTTCACGCAGAAGTACCGACGGGGACAGCCGAACGCGATGCTCATCCGCTCCCTTGAATCCGGCACATCTTTCCGCGCCCCGTATCCTTTCGTCTCCCGGGCAGTCGCGAAGACGCGCGGCAAGGCCATCGAGGCCATGCGGAAGCAGTGTGACGAAGAAGTAAAAAAGTATATACAGACATAAGGAGGTATTTTTATGTCGGCAGCAGGAAAAGTTTGTATCGGCTTTTCGAAGCCGTACGTAGCCCTTTATACGAACGAGGGCACAACGGTCACATACGCAAGCGGGCAGCTCCTCGCTCGCGGTGTTGACGTCTCCATCGAACCGGAGACATCGGACGATAATGCTTTTTATGCGGACAATATTCAGGCCGAGAACGACGCCGGAACATTTACGGGCGGTACGCTCAACCTGACAGTCGATGGTCTGCATCTGGCGGCGGAGAAGCTCATTATGGGGCTCCCGGCTCCGAATGAACAGGGGTGGACAGATTACAACGACGACCAGAAGATCCCGTATGTTGGCGTTGGCTACGTCGCAAAGTACATGTCTGGCGGCGAAATCACGTATGACGCTACGGTTATCCGCAAGGCTGTTTTTAATCAGATCCAGACATCTCATGCGACATCTGAAGACAGCGTAAATTACCAGACACAGGCGCTCTCTGCACGGATCCTGAGAGCGGACGACGCAAAGAAGACATGGAAGTCCGTCAACGAGAACCTTGAGACCGAGGCGGCGGCAGAAGCGGTGATCAAGACACTGTTCGGAATTTCGGGCTGATAAGCGAGGAGGAAGGGAATGCAGATTAACGGAAGAGAGATCGGTTTTTTCTATTCGGTCTGGGCTCATTGCGAGTATAACGACTGGATTGTGAAAAATCCGAGCTCGTCCTATGCTTCGGCGATTGTTCAGAAGGCGGTCATCATGTCCAAGGCGTACAACGACCTGCACGGCATTAAAGAGCCGCCGCTTTCCACAAAAGAGCTCCTGGGGCTCCCGAAGGTCGTTTTCGACGAGCTCCAGATTGAGACCGATTTGGCGGAAAAGCGCGACTCTGAGCGGACGGTGGAGTCCGCACCGACGAAAAAAAACGCAGAAAGCTCCGAAAAGTAAAAGAGATGAATTGGGCTTGGTACCGGTTTTATGGTTGCCAGCTTGGCATGAATGAAAAGGAGGTTAAGTCTACATCTTACGGAATGATGAACGACTTAA